GATGAGAAATTAATTGAAAGGGTTAAAGAACTTTCATGTGAAACTAATGAGAAAATAAATATATTATCGACTAGGATGTATGTCACGGCGGAAAATAGTTTAGAACAGTCGAGAGATTTTGAGGCACGAGGAATGAGGATTGCTAACTTTATAAAGATTATTATTAACCAAGCGGCAGAAAGAATAGGAGGATCAGACTATATCTTCATGATTGAGGACGACACCATAGCGCCTAAGAACGCCTACAAGAGGCTCATAGAGGGATTTAATGATGATGATAGATTGGCTTACTTCTCGGGGATTGAGGCAGGGAGGGGCTATACCAAGCATACGGGGGTTTGTTATTTGAGAGAGGACACGATCGGTAATATCATTGCTCGGGACATACCGCTTATGAAAAAATTAGGCATTGAGCAAATTGACGGTGGTGGTTGGTATTGTTGGATTGGTAAAACAGATATTCTTAAAAGTTTTATTGATCAATACCCGATGCGTTGCTTTGATGGAAAAATGCTCGGACCTGATGTTATGATGGTTCATGACTTAAGAAAAGCCGGTTATGATTGTATGGTTGATTTTTCAGTACAATGCAAGCATTATGACCCGAGAGACAAGCGATGGATTGAAGCCATGGAAGGTAGGGGGTACGATGTAACTTTCAAAAAAAATAACGGAAAGTTTGAATTAGTATTAAATGAAAAGCATGGAAATCAATAATGATAATTTGGGCGGTTGGGCTATTAGTAGTCAGCTCTTAAATGAAGCAATACGTTTGGCCAAGTATGGCAAGATTCTTGAAATAGGTTCGGGAACAGGAACAAAAGAATTAAGAAAAATAGCTGATGTTATTTCGATTGAACATGATCATAAGTGGTTACCTGAACCGGTATTGGCTCCGACAAATCATGAAAGTTATTTAGTGCCGATAGAAAGCACGACAGGTTGGTACTCAGTGCCGCAGATTGAGACAGTTTTGAAAGGTTTAAGTTACGATCTTATTATAGTCGATGGTCCGAAACGAAATGGACGTCATGGATTTTTACATAATTTTGAGTTGTTTGATTCGACTGCGGCGATAATTATAGACGATGTTAACAGACCTAATATAAAACTTATGGCCGACCTTATTCAAAAGATTTTGGACAGACCATATAGGGTAATAAATACTGATGAGAAAAGAGCGTTTGCTGTTTTTGAACGGACTCGAATGATGTTATAATATATATATGAAAAATATTGAATGGAAAAATGAGCGACGAAAAGTAATTGATTTATTGCCCGCGGATTATAACCCACGTCTTTTAACCGAGAAAGAAAAAGAGGACTTAACGGAAAGTATTAAAAGATTTTCGACGGTTGAACCAGTAGTTATAAATATCGGAAAAAGAAACAACATTTTAATTGGCGGCCATGCCAGGATAGTTATTTATGCCGACTTAGGAATTGAAGAAATTGATGTTAGAGTACCCAATAGAGAATTGACTATAGAGGAAGAAACAGAACTTAATTTAAGACTTAACAAGAACACGGGATCGTGGGATCCTATAAAATTAAAAGATTTAAGTTTAGACCTTTTGTCTGATGTAGGATTCGATTCTCAAGAACTTTCGGCCATGTTTGACGACTCTAAAATTATAAATGATAAATTTGACGTAGAAAAGGAAATAAAGGCCGCTCGAACGACGACGGTTAAGAGTGGGGAAATATACCAACTAGGCAGTCATCGACTCATGTGTGGCGATTCTACGCTTTTGGATGACGTTAAAAAGCTCATGGGGGGGGGCTTTGCGGATATCATTTATTGCGACCCGCCGTATAACATCGGACTCGACTATAATAAGGGCGTCGGTTCAGCATACGGAAACGACCAGGCCTATGGCGGTGAGTATAGAGATGGTTCTGATAGCAAGAGCGAAATCGATTATAGCACTTTTATTTCAGCGACTGTTGAGAACGCGATCGCCTCCGCTAAAAAAGACGCTCATGTATTTTATTGGTGTGACCAAAATTATATTCACTTGTTGCAAGAAATATTTATTAAAAATAAAATAAAATTGCGACGAGTATGTTTATGGATAAAAAATGGAATGAATTTAACGCCGCAATTTGCTTTCAATAAGTGTTATGAGCCATGCGTTTATGGAGTGAAAGGCAGGCCGCATTTGCACAAGACAATGACAAAAATGACCGAGATCATGAATAGTGAAGTGGAAACAGGCAACATCGCCTATGAACAGATTAAAGATATTATAGACCTATGGCTTGTTAAAAGAGATACGGGATATTTACATCCGACGCAAAAGCCATTATCACTTCATGAAAAACCGTTAAAGCGTTGCGGTGCTCCGGGACAAGTAGTGTTAGATTTATTCGGCGGTTCAGGATCAACCTTAATGGCTTGCGACCAGTTAAAACTTGTTAATTATTCTATGGAAAAAGACCCTATCTTTTGTCAGGTAATTATCAACAGGTACCAAAAATTTACAGGAAATTTTGCTGAAAAGCTTAAAAAATAAGGCTTTTATAGGGCTATTGCAAAGATTATTATAGTGTGATATAATTAATGTATAGTGGAGTTATCCACAAGTAGTAAAAATTATATGCCAGGTGACTCAATAAGCGAGGAATACCCATTAGGGGCAATGATCGAGCCGTACGATATCGAGCGTGAGAAAGAGCAAGTTTTTGAAATGGAGGAAAGTAATGATTGGAAACCAATTCTTGATACAGGATTTTTTAGAAAACCAATCGCAAAGGATTATTTATTAGTAATAAAATCAGATATATGATGGTGCACATTAAGCCTGTTCCAGCTTCAAGGGGGTGGGAACAAAAAATGGAAAAGTATAAGAAAGAACAAAGAAATTTAACTTTAAGAGCAATTACTTTAGTGGTAATGGCAATAACTGTTTTTTTGATAGCTATTTTTTATGCGGCGCCTAAAAGTGAAATATCAGAATGTTTGAAATGGCAGTCGTGGACCAAGACTTATACTGAGTTTTATTTAACACCGTCAGAGGATCAGCAATGCAAAGACAAGGGCATTAATGTCGGCGCAACAGTAAGACGCTAATATGACGAGTTTGAATAAAGGAATTGTTGTTTTGGTACTTGGATTCGTAATTTTAATCGGAATAAATATAATTACTTTTGCTACTTCAATATTAGAGTTAGATAATAGAATGATGTCAATAGGGATAGCTTTTACAAAATTACCGAGTAATAATAATTCAAAACAGTATAATAAATTTGTCGATATCATGAGTGCGCGTGATATGCGACTTTATAAGAATCCGGGAAATAATTGTTATGATCAAACAAAAATAGTTCAAACTGAATTGGAAAAAATAGGTATAGCATCAAGCATTTTAATAGCAAAAGAACGTACTCATGCCTGGCTAGGGATATGGGTTGATGCCACTGATGGACACTTTGTTTCGCCTGGGAAATATGCTATAATGGAAGTACGAGAAACACCGACTAAGGTAGTTTGCGCGAATGAATAAACTGCGGCCAGAGGAGAGATGCGGATAGTAGTCCATTTAAGGAAAACTAAGCGTCTCGCCCCTGAACACAGGGAACGACCTCCACGGATTAGGGTCAATGCGGTGGGCACGGTAAACGATCAACCGGCCATGGCTAGAGGACACGGAAAATCCTGCCCCCGATAATCCGATTTAATTATTAAACAAAAAACAATGTTATTCACTTTATTTGGCGGTATATACTTTATTTGCGTAGCGATTGCTGCTTTCGGTCTTTATAAGACACCTGAAGTTTTGATGGGAGTGTTTGCGGCCTTAGCGGCGATAGGTTTATTTGTTGATGGTTACCGAGCAAGAAAGATTTAATAATAATAAAAATCCATATGAAAAAGTTTGAGTATAGAGTATTACATTTATTAAATAGATTCAGAGACGTTCAAGATAATGGTTTTGATGCAAGCAAACTGTTCAACGAAGAATGTAATAAAGCAGGTGAGAATGGTTGGGAAGTAGTAACAATGACAAATTTTTGTGATCATATTATTGTTATTTTTAAGAGAGAGTTTGTACTCGATAAGGTTAATGATGATCGACTTACCATTAAATCTTTAGAACAAGCTGAGAGTCTCAAAAATTTAGATAAAATGACAGATAAATTAGAAGATGTATTGTCAGGTGAGGGAAAAGTAATTGATACGGGGTTCTTAACAGCTTTGTATGATAATTTGAAAGCAGCAAATTTTGGATATAGAATGAGAATACATAAAAGATAATATGAAAAAAATAGCTATAACAATTTTCATCCTTTTTATAGGTTTAGGAATTAAACCTATCAATGTTTTTGCTCATGACACATGGTATTCAACTGAGGAACAGGCACGTATTGATAATGAAATTCAAACACTAAGAGTTGATTTAACTAACGCTACAAATAATTTAGATGCGGCAAACGCTCGATTACAGGCACAATGCTTAAATCAGTCCAGTGGATATAGAGAAGTAATTATTGTTAATGACAGTAGTCGGATCGAGGCGGTAGAGAATCGAGTAGGTATAATTGAAAAGACTCTGAAAGTAATAAAAAACGCCGTTAACACGATTTTAGGTAAGTTCAAAATCAAGAAAATATAGATATGAATCCATTAGCTGAAAATTTGAAAGAGGCAAAGAAAATTTTTGAACAGAACAAAGGGAATGTGGTAGTTACATGTAGAAATAATGAAACTCGGATGAATAGAGAGTGTAAAACGCTGAGAGAGGCAGAGGAGTTTTATTCAGAATAAGTATAGTGTTTTCTGCCCCCGTTTATTGTAGAGATTATAGACACTTTGGCGCGGATTCCGAAAGGTACCATGCAAAAAAGGGATCAAGTCTATAGTCGAATTAATATCTGGGGCCGAGAACAGTATAGAGTAGAAATGAGTAGATTTACAATTAAATGAGTAGGTTTAGTATATTGACTCATGATATAGAGCCTCGTTTGAAAAAGTGAGCCGTTAGCGCCTAAAAAGTAATGGCGGCACCGGGCATATCTATATCAGGAGTCAGTACATTAAATAGCGTATTCGCTCATTGGGGTAATGTGGAGCACGGGGAGTGGTTTCCATGTATACAATTCAAGCCGCTATGATCCGCTATAACGGCCACAAAATAATGTTATAATATTTTTTACCACAAGTAGTGAGTACGTTAGACCTATGGACGGAAAGGCGTACTAGTTCTTTATGAGCTGAGACTATCAGCTTGGCAACGGCTATAATTCAAAAAAGGTATCTTGAAAGAGGATATCTTTTTTGTTTCCGCATATATATAAAAGTGGGTCTTTCTTATACATGAGAAAGGGAAAGGGATAGAGATTATATATAAGGGATTAAAGTGACTCTTTATTAGTTGACGAAAAAGTGATATATTGTATTGGTATGGAAAATGAAGCAGAAAAAACCACAAAAAACCACACACAGCGTGCGGAAAAACCTTTGACATATTGCGTTATCAGTAAAGAGAAGCACGAGGAACAGTTACGCACTACAACAAAGAAAAAGTTATTCCTCGCTCACTTTGCTCGGAGCCAGGGAGTAATTGTTTATGCTTGTGAAAAAGTAGAAATAGACAGAGGCACTTATTATGATTGGGTTAATAATGATCCGGTATTCGCTAAGGCGGTACAAATGACTGATATCGATAAGAATAAAATCGTTGACGATTTATTATGGTATAAAATAACTGTTGAAAAAGATGGACCGAGTATCAGATTTTTCAAAGACCGCCGCGACCCTGCTTTTAAGAAACGAATTATACAGGAAGTAATAGACGGTGATCGAACCTTACAGGATTTATTAAGAGAGGATGAAGAAAAATTAAATGACCATAGAGAAAAACGGACGGACAGTCCGGACAAACGAGGAGCTGATCGAGGGCCTGTTGATGATCCGCAACAAGCGCGGCCAGAGGGTGGCGTTCAAGCTTAATAAGGCTCAACAGTGGTATTGGGAGCATAAGACGCGCCGTAACCTTATTTTGAAAGCCAGACAAGAAGGTATCTCAAAAATAATCGGCGCTGACATGCTTATTGACTGCGTACGCAAGCCGACTAACGCTATTGTTATCTCGCATGAAAAAGAAGCGACTAAACGTCTCTTTGCCGCGGTTAGATATTTTATAAATAACATGAAAGTGAAACCTGCCTTGATGATTGATTCTAAGCAGGAAATAACATTCTCTGATCCTGGAAGTTCGTATTTTATAGGAACAGCAGGACAGAAGGCCGCCGGCCGTGGTGATACGGTAGATAGAGCGCATTTATCAGAGGCTGATTTTTATGACGACTTGGAAAAGATATTAGCAGGTGTGGCCGAAGCGGCCGAGTATGGTCAGATTGATATCGAGACCACGCCTAACGGACGAGGGCAGTTCTATGATATGTGGCAGAAGGCCAAGAAAGGACAGTCCGCGTATACGACGATTTTTATTCCCTGGTTTTTTAATGAGGAATATTCAGCAGAGTTTATGACTGAGGATGAAAAGCAGGGGTTGTCGGCGTCCGTTCAGGAACTCTTTGAAATCAATAACGAGAAATTAATAACGCTCTATACTGAAGAAGAAAAGAGATTGATAGCCCGTGTCTTAGATGAATATAAAATACAGTTAACCCCGGGACAAATTAAATGGCGCCGTTATAAGATATGGGATAAAGGACAACTGTTTTGGCAGGAGTACCCGGAGGATGATGTTTCTTGTTTCTTACAGTCCGGTCGTACAGTATTTTCACAAATCACGACGGATGTCTCAAAGCGTATTCCGTTGGATGATATTGAGAACTGGTTTATTAAACAAGGTATGGATGATAAGGCCAAGCAAGAATTTAGAGCAAAGAATTTTTACGCGGGAGTGGATGGCGCCGAAGGTACCTTAACCGGTGACGCTCATGCCTTTAGAGTATTGGATATGAATACTCAGACAGGTAAGGGCACCTTTATTTATGAGATTGTTTCTAATGAACCAATCGATGAATTCTGGGCACGAGTTAAAAAGATAACCGACCAATTCAAAATTAAAATCGGTATTGAAAAGCAAGGCGTTGGAGTGGCGCATTGTCGGCAGGCAAAACGATTGGGGATTAATTACGTGGAGTGGAACACTACGGGTACAAGCAGACCGGTTATGATAACCGACCTGGAAGAAGCCTATCGTAAAGAGGAAGTTATTGAGACGTATCCCGAAGCGGAAAATGAAGCGAAAGATATGGCCTACGGACCGTCTAACAGACCTGAACATCCGACCGGGAAACATGATGACAGAGTATTTGCCGGATCGATTGCGCTGCAGTTAACAAAGCGACCAAGAGTTCGTGTTACATTTTAATAATAAAGTGCTATAATAAATTTATATGTCATGGTATTCCAAAGGATTACGTTTTCTTAAACAGTCAATAACAAAGATGGCTTCTTTAATCGACCCG